TTGCCGCAGTTAACAATATCCCTGTAAAAAATGTAATTAATAGATTTAGTGTATTGAAAGAAGAATTTTATAAAAGTTTACCAACATTTGAAATTTTTGGGGAAGGTTGGTTGTCTAGAGTAGACCGGGTACAAAAAGAAGCATTAGATATGGTGGCGTAAAAATTTGACACGGTTAAAATAAGGCATTGTATAGGGTGGGAATATGACTGTTTCTTGGGTAATGACCTATGATAGTTTGACATCGACTGTTCTTCAGTATTTGGAGCGGTCAGATCAAGCCACAATTAATGCTATTCCTACTTTCATTACATTAGCAGAATTCGAAATTGCTCATGAGATTAAAACTCTCGGTCAAATGCAAGTTGCCGAATCTGTGATGACAATTGGTAATCCAAATATTCCAAAGCCTGCACGTTGGACTAAAACGGTATCAATGAATTACACCAATAGTAGTGGTGTAAGAACGCCTATTTTGCTGAGAAAGTATGAATATTTGACCAATTATTGGCCTAACAATACTTTGACGGCACCGCCTGCATATTATGCGGATACTAATTGGGATCACTGGTATATCGCTCCTACGCCAGATCAATCATATAACTTTGAAGTTCTTTATTACGAGCGAATAGATCCTTTGAGCTCAACGAATCAGACCAATTGGCTGACTCAAAATGCGCCTACAGCAATGTTATATGGAACCTTATTGCAGGCAATGCCTTTTCTTAAAAACGATCAACGTCAGATCTTCCAACAGAAGTATACAGAAGCCATCAAGGCGCTGAAAGATGAGGATGTATCTCGAGTTGGTGACCGTCAATCAGTTGCTGTGGATAGCTAATCATGACTACATACACGAGTCCGTTCACTGGTCAGACCATAAATCCCGCACAGGTGGCTTATGAAAATCTGACTATTAGTACTAATACGACACTTCAATGGCCTATCAATGGCAATACAAATAATGTTGTTGCGGGAATTATTGAAGTCACAGCAACTGCTAGTAATTTGCAGTTAATTCTTCCTGCGGCGACAGAAGTATCTGTTGGTACCGCATTTATAGTTAGAAACATTGGTAATGCAGGACAATATGCATTTACTGTTACCGATAATTCTGGCAATTCAATTATCAATATCCCTGTTGCTCCAACTACAGCAACAGTAAATACTTATTATATTTATCTCACTGACAATACGACCATTAATGGTACTTGGAGTGAGATTGCAATGGGTATTGGCACCTCTTCTGCGAGTGCCAATACGCTTGCGGGATTTGGTCTAACAGCAATTAATCAGACTTTAAATGAATCAATTGCCGTCGCTCAATTCTCATCCACCTATACATTTAAGGCAACTGATCAAGCATCAATGTATGTTTGGACAGGTGGCGCGGGTACAGCTACGTTGCCTATTCCTTCTTTAGTAGGTGCGGGTTATTTTGTTGTCGTTAAAAATGATGGCACAGGAATATTAACGGTTACTGGTCAGAATGGCGCAACAATTGATTTTACTGCTACGTCAGTTCAAATTCAGATTGCTAACTCTAGTGTTTTTGTGACTGATGGAAGTAATTGGTATACCTATGCATTGGCTCAAACTAATGTATTTAATTACACACAATTGTTGATTAGTGTCACAGGTATAGGCAGTTCACCTTATGTATTAAGTTCAGCTCAAGCTAAGAATGTCATTCAAGAATATACGGGTGTTTTAGGTCTTAACTTGATTATTCAAGTACCGCCTACAGTTCAGATTTACGCTTTCAGTAATAAAACATCTGGTTCTTATACATTGACATTTTCCACAGGTGTGGTGGGGGGAAGTGTTCTTGTATTGCCTCAGGGTCAAACGATTATTGCAATTTGTGATGGAACAAATGTATATAACGCTAACTCTGCAACATCATCGACTATAAGCTCTTTGACTTTAAATGATGGATCTGCATCAGCACCAACACTTAATTTCCAAGGAGATACAACAACAGGATTTTATTTGGCGGCATCAGGCCAATTAGGTTTTGCGATTGAAGGTGTAGAAGCGGCAATTCTAAGTGCTAGTGGATTTCAAATACCAGTAGGTATTGTTAGTGGAACATTCTGATGACAACAAAAGTATCGGTATTGACTGTTGGCTCTGGAATCCAAAGAGACGGAACTCAATTTTCGGCTCCATCTTATGTTGATGGTCAATGGGTTAGATTTCAGTATGGACGCCCCAAAAAAATGGGAGGCTATACAGCGGCTTTCCTAAATGCAACAGGAATTAGCCGAGGAATGATATTGCAGTCTCAGAACGGTGAGACATGGGTAATTTCTGGATTTAGTAATGGAGTTCAACAATGGATTATTGCCAATGATGAGGCAATAGGTACTGGCCCAATTAATTTCTCTCTGTCGGGATTTTCTTCAAACGCAAATAATTTATGGCAGTTTGATACTGGTTATGACCCATATGGTACGGGTAATAATAATTTGATTGCCCACCCCGGTCAAAATCTTCAATATATTGATTCAACAGTCAATACCCGGCCTTTAATTGGGCCATTTACAGGTACTACTTTAAGCCCTGTAGGCGTTTTTACTGAAACAGGCACCCTTACATCGGGCTCGACACTGGTGACGTTCTCATCAACGATTATCGCGATTGGTGCGGGTGTTTCAGTATCTGGTACAGGCATACCTGCTAATACAACGGTAATATCTGCTGCCCTGCAAGAGTATGGCCCAATTGGCACAGTAGCTATTAATACTTCTGGTTCTGGATATGTTACTGGTACTTATACAAATGTCCCATTAAGTGGACGTTTAATTGGGTCAGGCGCTTTAGCAACAGTGGTTGTTACAGCAGGTGCTGTAAGTTCAGTTACTGTGACAGCGGGCGGATCTAATTATGAAGATTCTGATTTAGTCACGATTAATAATACTTACTTAGGTGGCACAGGAAGTGGATTTCAAGGGTCAATTACTTCTTTATCTTCGATTACATCTAATTTGTGGACGGCGGTATTGAGTAATGCGGCGACGACTACAGGCGCTGAGACTTTGACTTTTGACAACAACATCAGTGTTTCTGGTGGTGTTGTGATGTTGTATCCCTATTTGTTTGTTTATGGCAATAATGGCTTAATCCAAAATTGTTCAGCGGGTGATTTTAATAATTGGACATCTGCTGATTCAAACTCAAATAACGTAGCATCTACTAAGGTTGTGAAAGGTCTACCGCTAAGGGGTGGTACGACTTCTCCTTCTGGATTGTTTTGGACATTAGATTCTGTTGTTCGAGTAACTTATGCGCCACAAACAGTAGGTACATCAACACTTTATTGGCGTTATGACTTAATCACTCAACAATCTTCAATTATGTCTAGTCAGTGCGTAATTGAATATGATGGTATTTTCTATTGGGCAGGTACTGATAGATTCTTAATGTATAACGGTGTTGTAGCTGAAGTAAAAAATACTCAGAATTTGAACTGGTTTTTTGACAATATCAATACATCACAACGTCAAAAAGTATGGGTATCTAAGATTCCACGTTGGGGTGAGATTTGGTGGTTTTATCCTAGAGGTGATGCTACAGAATGTAACGATGCCATTATTTATAACGTGCGTGAACAAGTATGGTATGACGCAGGATTAGCGAATGGTGCCAATCGTTCTGCCGGGACATTTTCTGAAGTATTTAAAAAACCTATTTGGGCTGGAAATAGCACTAACGATACAGGCCAATACGATTTGTGGATTCAAGAGACGGGTACTGACGAGATTTATCTTAATAACGTCAATGCTATTCAATCTTATTTTGAAACAAATATTCTTGGTGTAAGTTCTGGATTAGTTGGTAGTGCTCAAGGTGTTGGTGATAACCTTTGGACTCGTGTTGAAAGAATAGAACCTGATTTTGAGCAAGTTGGCGAAATGACGGTTGTTGTCACGGGTAAAGGTTACGCAGATGATACTGATCAAGTATCTCAAGTCTATTCTTTTAATGCCTCTACATTGAAAATTGACATGAAAGAACAGCGTCGTGAAATGAGATTAAAGTTTGAAAGCAACACTCAAAATGGAAATTATTTTATGGGTAGAGTTGTATTGAGTGTTGAAACTGGTGATGTTCGCGGTACAGGCAACCCATGATAGCCTATGATCCGAGGGGTATGACTTGGGATCAGTATTGCAAGCTGATGGAAGAGTTATTTGCGTCTAACCAATTAGGACATGTACCAGAATCAAATTGGCGGACATGGGTAGATGGTATGAATGGTATTGGATATTTTGTTCAATCAGGGATACCTGATCACCGTTTGTATTCGAATTGGCAAGATTGGGCTCAAGCAATGACAGGAATTATGTCTGTAGCACCCATTGTTGGTATGTAAAGGATAATTATGGGAATGCAAAAAGTTCAATATGGTTCGGGATGTAGCACATGGTGTGTGTGTGTCTGCGTTCCTTGTGAGCCTGCTACCCCATCATTTATTCAGGGATGCTATGGATGGACTTACAATGCTCCAGCTCCTACTATTTGTAGTCAGCCAATTACTCCATCTAGTGTTTCACAAGCTTTTCAACAGATAACTGGATATGCTCCAACTCAATGTTGGATTAATCAAACGGTTCAGGCATATTGCAGTCCAAATGCTACAGTTGCTTGTGTTATTCATGATACGTCAATCGCTGCGGCGACGTCGTGTGCACCATTTAATGAGACTCCCGGATCTCAATGTACTTTTACACAAGGGGCAATTTATTACCAGAATCAAGGTGATATTGCTGGACCAACTTGTTATGAGGGTGTGCCCACAACATTTATTGATCCTAACACAGGACAAATTGTTGCCCAATATGGTGGATTAGCTCCAACAAATGGAGCAACAAGTTCTACAGCATCTGGATGTTGGACATGGAATCCAACATCATCATTGCCAAAGTGTGAGCAAACAGCATTGGCAAAAGAAATGCCATGCACTAATTTTAGTTGGAAGTGTGCATTAGAAGGTGTAGGTGGTGTAGCAGCGACAATACTTGCTCCTGAGCTTTTAGGTGTATTAGCACCTGCTGCTGATACTGCTGCGATTGCGGGTGGTGATGCTTTGGCGAGTCTTGCGCCAACCACGGGAGCGGGTGCGAGCGGAATTAGTATTGGAAGTGCATTAGGATCTGCGGCGACCAATGCGGCGATCAGAGGTGGATTGGCAGCGGCGACAGGGCAATGTATTGCTAAGGCTGCGATTTCTGGCGGTATTTCTGGTGGATTAGGCCCAGTATTTGGTTGTTTCTTGGGTGGATGTACATTTGCAAATATTGCGGGTAAAGCTGGCGCAGGTGCATTAGCTAATGGTGTGACTGGTGGTAATCCTGTTACTGGGGCAATTGCGGGCGGTAGTAGTGCAGCACTAAGCTCTCTTGTACCGAGCCTTACACAAGGCATGACAGGTTGCTTATGTTGTACTACTAAGAATGCAATCAATAAAGCGATTGCATCAGGAATTACGACAGGTATTACTGGTGGCAATCCATTGCTTGGGGCTGCTTTTGGTGCGGCAGGATCAGGTATTAATAGCGAATTAGCTTCATTAGGTTTTTCGCCATCTCAGATATGGAATAGCCTAACATCGTCCAATGCTCCTGCATCGACGTCTGATGCTAGTTCTAATCCTGATTCATTATATGGCGCTCTTGTTAATGCAATGAGCGATGCAACAACAAATACGACGCCATTACCAAATAGTGCAACAGCATATAACGCAGCTCCCGGCGAACAATCATCTGTCACTATTTATGGTGATGGCACATTTGGTGATAATCAAGATTCAAATGAAACTGGATTACCGACAGGATGTATTCCTTCATGTTATGCGCCTTCAGGATGTGGTACGCCAGAATCGACTAGATCGGGAACAGAAAGTGCGAATGGGATATCTCCTACGGGCGTAGATTATTGTTCTGTTAATGGTTCAGAATGTAATGTATACAATGGATCAATGCCAGAAATTCCTGTTTCTGGATGTTTACCATCATGTTGTGTGCCATGTGATAACTCCCTAAATATTTGTATTTCTGGGGTTTGTTGTGCAGACTGCAATCCTTTAAATATTTGTATTTCTGGAGTTTGTTGTACAGATTGCACGACTTGCTGCACAGACTGCACGACGTGTTGTACAGATTGCACGACTTGTTGTGATTACATGTGTTGTACAGATTGCACATGTTGCACATGTTGCACTGATTGTTGTGGTGGTGGTTTGAATATACCTTTCGGTAAAAAACCATCAATAAAGAAAAAACCTAAGAAAGAAGCTCAATCTCAAGGAAATATTTGCAATCCTTGTTTGGATAAAAGGGCGTACCTTTTGAGTGTTGGAAAGAAAAATATTGCCGATCTTGCAAAGATCGTCACTGGCTGTATTGGAGATACTTTTATGGGTAGCGGATCAGGCGGTACTACTTTAGGTTGTGGCACTCTTTTGCATGCTAGTGGCGGATTAGTTAATCATTATGCTTGTGGCGGATGTGCCTGTACTTGTGCATCATTTATAACTGATAAAAAAATCTCTACTATAAATGATGCTTTAACTCCGCTTGCGACCAAACCAATTGGTGATCCCACTGGATTAGCAAACATATGTAATAGCATTGGTTGTATGATGCCTATTAATTTAGGTTTAGGTTATGGATGCCTTGCTTCTGGTGGCGGTGTTCATCAATATGCTGAAGGTGGGAAAAGTGATTATTTTTGTGTAAAACAATATGAGCCTAAATTTGAATGCCAACGCGCAGAAATGCTGACAAGATCTGGTTCAGGGATGAAAATTGAGCCACAAGCATTGCATCAAATGAAATGTGGTATTGCAGGCCATGCTAAGGGCGGTCTACCTCATAAATATCATGAAGCCGCTCCTGAGGGTCATAACCCTGAATTTATCACTGGATTAACTGGATACTATGCTTGCGGTGGCGGTACAGGCCAATCTGACGATATTCCCGCGATGCTTCATGATGGAGACTACGTTATGGATGCCGAGACGGTATCGGCGCTTGGAGATGGTTCTAGTAAGGCCGGGATGCATGTTTTGGATGGATTTAGGTCACAAGTTCCGCATAAAGATGGCGCAAGTGGAAATCCAGTTCCCGCAAAGATTGCTGATGGAGAGTATGTTTTCCCGGCGGCGTTTGTCACGGCGCTTGGACACGGCGATAATAAGCGTGGGTCTGAAATTCTTGATGGATTGCGTGAAAAGTTGCGAGCTCACAAGAGGGGCGCCCCTTTGGACAAAATCCCACCAAAGGCGAAGTCTCCACTTGATTACATAAAGAAGGGAACAAAGTAAATGGCTAATCTCTTACAATCCTCTGCAAATAAGACGACGTGCGCACCGTCGTATTACACCAACTATTTAACAAACCTTGCGAATAAAGGTCAAGCCGCACAATGTGCTGCTCAATATGTTGGTGCACAACCTTTACAAACCGAAGCGTTTTGTCAAGTAGCTACAAATTTTGGCGCATCGGTTCCTACTTATCAAGCGGGTGAACAATTATTAGGATGTGCGGCTAATCAGAATATTGCTGGCGCAGCAACGCCTTATTTACAGGCCGCGACTTCTGCTAGTCCATTGTGTGCCGCCAAGCCATTGATTTGCCAAGGTGCTAGTCTAAATATAGGACAATTAGCTCAATGCTATATGAGCCCCTATATCTCTTCTGCGGCGCAAAATCTTTCGAATATTGGTCAAAGAAATATTCAACAGAATTTGTCACCTCAAGCGACTGCGGCAACAGTTGGTTCTGGTCAATTTGGATCACAACGTGGTGCTCAAGCATTAGGTCAAGTAGAAGCTAATGCAGAACAATGTTTGAATAGTCAAATTACCAATCTATTGAATACTGGCTATGGTCAGGCATTATCTGCTGCGGGGACTAAAGAAGGCGCATTGGGCACTTTAGCAGGAACGACAGAACAGGCTCAAGCCGCTCAAAATCAAGCTCAACTTACTGCAGCACAAACTGCTGGCACTACCACAGCAGAACAGGCTCGTGCGCTTACTGCGGCAGGTCAAGGTCTTGGTACATTGGCAACTCAGTGCGCCGCACAGAATTTGGCATGTATCAATGCATTGGCAATTTTGGGTGCGCAATGCCAAACGATTCAGCAGAATGCTCAGTGTTATCCATTTACCACTTTATCGAAGCTTTCAAGCTTACTGCAAGGTGCTCAGATTCCGACAAGCGTCAAATCAACAATGTGTATGTCGCCGTTGTCTGGAGTGGCTGGCGTGGGCTCTATTGCCGCAGGATTGTTTACTCCCGGGAAATGTGGAGTTCCATCACTTTTTTGCAGCATAAAATCAGCATTTGGCGGTACTAAAAATAACAATAATTCTAATTCCAATAGCAACAACACTTCGAGTAATAGTTTAAGTTGTTGTCGCTGTGAATGTTTAGGTGGATTGCCTCTTGGTTGTGCGAGTGGTGGTTTAGTCAAGGCCGCTCGTGGTGGAAGTATTGGCTGTAGGTCATTAAGCCATCTTGGTGGTTTACCCAGTCGGAGAAAATAATGGCTGA